GCGCTCTATATTCACTCCAAGTTTCTGATGCAGAAGAGAAGTCTGAATGTATTTTTGATTGAGTTAATCGTGGCATGTCTTATTTTCCTTTAGCTTTTTTAATTTGATCTGGGGTGGGCGCTCCTTTGTCACCTTTCTTCCTCATTTTTTCACCAGAACCGCTCTTAATCCGTTCCTTCTTCTTTCTGATGTTTTCCCACAGGCTGCTGTCAGATTTTTCTTTCTCCTTTAAGATCTCATCATGACGCTTCATGAATGTTTTATGATCTGGCCCAGCCATATATAAAGTCTTACCATCTTTTGTTTTGTGGGGGTGAATACCTTTGAGGCCCATCTTCTTAGCATCCTTTAGAGCTTCTTCTTTTGTTTCGAAGTAGTGCTGCATTACACTAGGCGCTGCATTAGCAAAAAATAAAATCTTATCTTCGTCTCCAAGAATTACGGAAGCTTTACTTTCAGCGTCTTCAAATTGAGAAGAGCAGACGGCGACCCTTCGATTAATATCTTTGAATTCATCCTTGGCTGTAAGATCAACCATACAGCGGCTTATGAATTTAGATCTTTTTTCTCCGTTTTTTGGCGTTGGCAAAGGCATACTATTTGTTACACCTAAAATGTTTTATTTTTTCACTTTTTTAAGTGAGTATTTTCAAGAACCCAAGGAATCACAAGATTCTCAACACACCTTACATAAGCCTCTTCATCGTTTATTTCCATGAAAGCTAAACCTGTCATCTCAAAAATCATATGAGTTGCTTCATGAACCAAGGTCCACCAGTGCTGTTCTGGATCTGTTAGGCATTTTTTATTCAATTTAATTACCTTATCATCCATCAAACATTCCCCCCAATCCTCCATTTCCTCGTAAATAATTTTAATCTTCTTGCTAAGGATATTTACGGAAGAAAGCTTCTTCATACCTATGATTACACTTAATTCTTGACATTTTTGAGTATTTAATTAAAATAAAAATATGAGCCTACAAGAAGAATTGGATTTAATTAAGAAAGCTAAAGCGCGTGTATCAGAGCTAGACCTAGAAAAACGAAAGGTTTTTGACGATTTAGTTCGAGAAATTGAGCCTTCTGGCAGATTAGAGAGTACAATGTGGGATTATGTGATGGCAGGAATCAACTGTTACGAATACGATCTAGAACCTCTGCTAAAAAATAGGGCAAAAACTCTTGACCTTGAGTAGTCACCCAATATACTCGCGGAGTTATGAATATATTCTGTTTAGACAAAGATCCAGAAATCGCCGCTCGCCAGCATTGTGACAAACACTGTGTCAAGATGATTCTTGAATGCAATCAACTTCTCTGCACGACATTTTGGATGCAAGGTCTTGAAGCTCCATACAAAAAGACTCACTACAATCACCCATCTGCGATCTGGGCTAGAGAATCCCGTGGTAACTTTGAGTGGCTTACCCAGCATACTGCGGCACTCCTTAAAGAATACACCAGTCGATACAAGAAAATCCACAAGAGTACAGAGACTTTTATTTGGGTTCTGGAAAACAAGCATCGTTTACAATTTAACAAGCAAGAACAGACAGAGTTTGCTGTAGCTATCGCTCAAGATCAAAGATGCAGACAACTGCCAAACTTTGAATCGCTTTCTGTTGTTGAAAAGTATCGCGAGTATTATAATCACGACAAATCTTACATGGCAAAATGGCAATACAGCGAAACGCCAAAGTGGTATACCGTAAAGTAACAAAAATAATATTTGGAGCCACATTTTTTTCTTTTATTGCTGGATACGCTATTGGAGTTTGGGTTTCGATACTACTAATTTTAATAAAAGAATATTTTAATTTATGAGGTTATCTAAGAATGCTAAAGTAGCTTTTCTAAATCTGAGTTTAGATTCCTTCAATCATACAAACATTTGGAAGGAGTTCTTTGATGGTGGAGATGAAGAAACCTTTAACCTTTATATTCACTCTAAAAACAAAAAGTGTTCTGTATTCAAAGACTACTTCATTAAGAATACCGTTCCTACGAAGTGGGGACAGTTCTCTATAGTTGAGGCTACCGTAGAGCTAATGAAATCTGCGCTAGTGGACGAACAGAACGAATACTTTACACTGGTTAGTGATTCCCACTTACCTTTATACAGTCTAAATGAGACTGTAGATTTAATAAAACAAAGATATAATATCTTAACATTCACAAAACACTTCAGTTTTCACACGAAAGTGAAGAGCCAAAAGATTTTTAAAGAGGGGATCAAAGGGTACGATTTTGGTGAGTATAACGCTGTTTGTCAGTTTTTTGTTTGCCGAAGAAGAGATATTGAAGTATTTATTGAGACTTTTGAACATTGGTCTCAGTTCTTTGTGAAAGAAAAAGTTGTATTCGCTGATGAGTTTTATTTTTGGGGAGTAGCCAAGCAGTTGGAGATGGATTTTAAAATGGGTCAAGCAACAACTTATTCTGATTGGAGCTTCAGAAAATTACCTGATGGCAAATTAGAGAGAAACCCAAGAGCTTTCACCACATTCAATAAGGCTATGCTTGAAAGCTACAGAAACCAAGGATTCTTGTATGCTAGGAAAGTAATGCCAAGCACTTTAATAACATTTTGATTTAAAAACATGAAAAATACAGTAGAATTACTTGGACACTATGGATCTGATGAGGTCATCGCTTGCAGCGCGTGGACTTCAACGAGTAGAGAGTTAGATGAAAAGAAAAGAGAGAGAATTCCGAAGCTCATCGACATGCTTTGGAGTAACGGACATGAGACACCCTTTGAAAAGGGTAGTGTACACTTTCTTGTTGATTGTGATATCGCCAGCCATATACATTTACTTAAACATAGGATTTCTTCGCTCAATGCTGAATCGGCTCGCTACAAAGAGCTTAAAGAAAATAAAATGTTTATTCCTGAAGATTGGCCAGCATTTTGGCAAAGGATCTTAGAGGAGTATGCCGAAGACGGAAATAGGCTTTACCACAAATGTATCGCTGACCTTGAGCCAGAGTTAGGTCGTAAACGAGCAAAAGAATCCGCACGGTTCTTTAAGACTTACAATAGTCGAATTCAAGCAGACGTTCAATTCAACATGAGAAGCTTTGCCAACTTCCTAAAACTTAGGAATAGTGAACACGCTCAAAAAGAAATAAGAGAAATTGCTCAAAAAATGCTTGACTTGGTTGAGAATATCGAAGAAAATCCGTTTAGACACACCTTAAATAGTTGGGGTTATTAAATTATGCAAATTAAAAAAATTGAACTTCGCTCTCTTCAGCAAGTTCGCACTTACGAGTTGGAGGACGGAGATATCATTGATAACTTTGGCTCTATAGAAAGATTCCAGAAAATCCTTGATGATTCTGAACAACCTACAGAAGAGGAAGATGAAATATTATCTAGCATTCTGAGCGATTGTCCAATAGAGGAAGACAATATTATGGGTGGCATTGAAGAGTCTTTTTTTGAATATTAAAGATTAAAAATGAACACTGAAGAGCTTTCTTTGTTAATTGCGCTGATTGCGATGTTAGTATTACTAAGTAAATGTTTTAATTGATGGCTAAAATGAAGATGGATGGCTACGATGACTGTATTGTCGGGTTAGTAGAGAGATTTGGTCAAGAACCGATCCTCTGCTATGATAAGGAAAAAGTTCTTTGTAAACTGGAATCCCAAGATATGGATAGATCCGAGGCAGAAGAGTTTTTTTATTATAATCAAATAGGAGCGTGGATGGGTGACTCTACCCCATGTTTTTTATCAAAGGGGCTTGACAAGGACGAGCTTCTATCTTAGAGTCCTGAAAACAAAGAAACAAAAAAAATGAAAATACAATTATTCTTAGCTGTATCACTAACGCTTTGTGCGCTTGCGACTTGGAGTTCCTTTAAGACTCCTGAAGTTAAAACAGTCATTCAAGAGGAGGTTGTTTATCCAGAAAAAGTTGAGGCTTGCGTGTCCCTGACCAAGTTTCAATTAGAGAAAATGCTTAGTCATTTCAATGAGGATGATCATCCCGCCGAAATGAAGCGTTTTAAAAGTTTGGTTAAGAGGGATGCGAACGGTTGGAGAATCTCTTCAACTCACTTGGCTAAAGGTGCAGATAAGTATCCTCTTCCAGACGGTGATTTCTTAGTTGTCGATGCTTCGTTTATTGATTATCATGGGAACTTCAAGGACTGCATTAACTATGCTCACAGTTATCAAGATAATCACGAATATATTGTGGTATCAGTCAAGTAAATTTAGGCTCTGTGGCGGAATTGGTAGACGCTGCGGATTTAAAATCCGTTGATCCTAGATCGTGAGGGTTCGATCCCCTCCAGAGCTACCACTTAAGACCCGTTCGTCTAATGGTTAGGACTCCAGATTTTCATTCTGGCAATAGGGGTTCGATCCCCCTACGGGTTGCCAACTTTAAAAAATACTAACAAAAAATGATAAGTCATCATAGAAAGTTCATCTTCCTCCATATACCTAAATGCGGCGGAACCAGTATTGAGTCTGTTTTTGGATCTTGGCGAAACAAGCATTCTAAAGATTACTTTTATCTTGGTAAGAATCGTCAGCACTTTTTGTTAAATGAAATTTTAGATCAGTATCCAAAATGTTCAAATTATTTTAAATTTGCTTTTATTCGCAATCCTTTTTCTAGAATAGTTAGTGAGTATAACTATATACTATCAAATTCAAAAGATTTGAAAAAATTATCTTTTAAGGATTTCGTTTTAAATCTCGAAAATTATTTAAATAATACCGCTTATGAGTATCATAATTTATCTTTATGCGACTACCTTTTAAATAAAGAAGGTGAGTTAGTTGTTGATTTTGTGGGTAGGTTAGAAAATTTTCAAGAAGACTTTAACGTTGTCTGCGACAAAATTGGAATCCCAAAACAAAAACTTCCACACTGCAACAAAACAAGACACAAACACTACACCGAATACTATGATGATGAGACTCGCGAGATTATAGCTCAAAAATTCGCAAAAGACATCGATTATTTTGAGTATGAGTTTGGAAGTTAATAAACAAAAAGATCTACATTCCGAGTATTACAGAAATAATGATTGACCATATATATTATATAAACTTAAAATATAGGGAAAACAAAAAAATATTTATGGAGCATCAGCTTTCAAATATTGGCATTCCATACAGTAGATTTGAAGCGATTAGACCAACTGAAGAGTCAATCAAAGAAGGTGGAGAATATCACTCTTTCTATAAGAGAAATAAATTCTATGAGGCTAAGGTTTGCATAGGCGAATCATATATTCCAAGCGGCTACCATTATGGCACTTTAGGTTGCTATTTATCACATTATTTATTATTAAAAGAAATCGCCAAATCTTCATTTTCTAATGTGCTAGTTCTGGAAGATGACTGCGATCTATCTGGCGACAAAACATTAACTGAGCTTCAAAATGCTCTTTATAATTATTTAATTCCTGATGATTGGGATATAGTCCGAAGCACGTGGTCGAGTAACAAAGAATTAAATAAAATAAAACACTGCCATCCACTCTCGCTTAAATTAAAAAAGGCTCACACTTGTGATTTGTTAAAAGATATTTATCAAAAATATTCGTATAATGCAACTGAAAACCCCGTCATCCATTCTCTTTACGGAGGGACTCACTTTCAATTAATTAATCAGCAAAGCGCCCAAAAAATTATTGACCACCTTGACTCTGATGTCATATTACCAATAGATGCTATGTATACTACAAACGCTATCAATGTTTACCATTCAAAGTTTGGGGCGGGATGTGTAGATATGGGTTCAGATATAAATTCTTAGAATATAAAATGCGCTTGTAGCTCAGTGGTTAGAGCAGGGGTCTCATAAACCCTTGGTCGTGAGTTCGAATCTCACCGGGCGCACCATTTTTAAATAAAATATATTATGGATGATGTAAAAGAAGAAGAGATTACGATGATTGCTGATTGGGGCGTTATTGTGCAACCTGAAGATGGTAGTGATGCATACGCTATTGTAAATGAAGATTGGGAAGATTATAAAAATCATTCTTTTCTTGTTAGATAAATTCACATAAGAGGATATAATCAATTATGAAACCTGTCTCTCTTCACTGCTCCAAACAAATTGATGACCTTCTAGATGAGTCTATGGCTATGGAGGCTAACGGCAAGGTGTTTGCGTCTCAAGATCATGCGAACCCATCTTATGTTAGGAACCCTGACTTATGGTGTAGAGACTTAGACATCACATGCATGTCTCCTTGGAATAGTAGTGGAGGTCATAAGAAAGCGGGAACGCTAGTAACCCCAAGGCATATTATAGGTGCAGCACACTACGAGTATTCTGTGGGGACAGTCGTTAGGTTTGTAGAGAAAAACGGTATAGTCCATGACCGCACTGTGATAGGGAAAGCTAGACATCCCGAATGTAGAAACTACAGTCCAGACTTAACAATCTATACTTTAGACAGTGACCTTCCCTCTACGATAAAGCCTTGCTCTGTAATGCCTAGCAATTTCGATGACTATTTAGATACCTTCAGCAGGATACCTTGCCTTGGTCTCGACCAAGAAGAGAAGGCTCTCATCATAGACTGGCGAGCTGGAGGTAGGATGCAGACACCCACAGATCCCAAAAGACTTATTTTCCATGAGAATAAAATCAGTGGTGATAGCGGGAATCCTGCATTTTTGGTTTTCAAAGGTAAACCTGTACTTGTAACTGTTTGGACATTTGGTGGTGCAGGATCTGGGACTCCAATAGCAGATTATATTTCAGATATTAACTCCATGATTGTGACCGCTGATACACGGGCAAGTGTATCTACAAATTATACAATTACTGAAGCGGATTTTTCAAAATACAGAGTCTTCGATGCAAAAAAACTTTTTTCTCAATTCGCTGCTGCACTTCGTAAGTTAAGACCTCGCTGGTTTAAGAAAAGTTCCGAAACCAGTTCCGAAACCAGTTCCGAAACCAGTGCGGAAACCAGTGCGGAAACCAGTGCGGAAACGAGCGCGGAGACCAGTTCAGAAGGTTTTTTTTTAAAAAAAATAAAAATGATTTTAACTTCCCTAAGATTGTGGAAGATAAATTAAGCATGAATAAAACATTTGCAATAGTTTTAGCCTGTGAGAAATACAGGCACAAAATGTTATCGCAGGACACCTCTAAACTCGGAGACTATATGTATTTTATGGGTGATCCTACATTATCTTCTCCTCTAGTTAAGGATAAAGTAGTCTATTTACCCTGCCCAGACAATTATGAAAGCCTAACTATAAAAACTTTAATGGCTGTTAAGTGGGCGGTTGAGAATAAACAGTTTGACTTATTGATAAAAACAGACGATGACGTTCGCTTCTTGGAGGGTTTTGATAAAATCGTTAATGAGGCATCTGTCCATGATTATTCTGGTTATTTGAGGAATGGTGGTTACATGTCTGATTGGCACTTCAATAAATGTGATGATCCAAAATTAAACAATTTACCATTTAAAGTTCCAGAAGTAATTTATTGTAATGGCCCATTATATTTCTTATCTAAAAAATCTGCCTCACTTTTAGTAGATTATGGGTTTAGAGATGATTATTGTATTTATGAAGATGCGGAGGTCGGAGAATTATTGAGGAGGTCTGGGATTATTGCGAGGCAAATTCAAACATCTGCTGGAGTTTTCTTCTCAAAATAATTTTTGAGGCAGATAAAGCCAAAGTAACTAAAATAGGCTTGAAATAATTAATAAAACACAGTAATATAAATATAGATGCGATGAAATTTAAAGGTAAAAGCAACATAATTAAAGAGGTCCAAGGTAAACTTGGTCTTAAAGCTGACGGGATTGATGGCCCTGCTACATGGAAGATGATTTGGGAGAATCTAGTTCATGATGATAAAGGTGAACCAGAAAAGCCAGAGCCTCCAGCCCAAGAACTTAAAGATGATTACCCCGAAGTGTATAAAGCTTCACCAAACCAGTCTGGACCCATCAAACCTAAGTATGTGATTCTGCATCATAGCAGTGGAAGTCATGATGGGACTCGTTCATGGATCTTAAATTCTGCATCAAAGGTTAGTTATCACTATCTTATTGCGCCTGATGGATCTCGTACGCAATTTGTGTATGACAAAAAAAGAGCTTGGCATGCTGGGAGATCTTCTTGGAAAGGTGTAAGCGGTCTAAATGGTCATAGTATCGGCATTTCTTTCTATGGAGATACCAACAAACGCACACCAAGTGCTGCTGAAATTGATTCTGCTGCCAAGAAATGCAAATACCTTATGGATAAATTTGATTTTGGCATTGACAATATTCTGACGCATGAGATGATTGCCCCCAACAGAAAGAATGATACTTCTGCTGCTACCTACCAAATGGTTATTGATCGCATAAAGGAACTTTAACATGAAAAAACTAATCAAGTTACTGTTCGGTTTATTTGGACGTAAACCAGCCTCTCAAGAAGCGTTTGACGTAGACCCCAAAATGTCAAAGAAAATGAAAGAGGTGTTCGGAACAAACCACAAGTTTGCTGAATTAGCTGTATACGAAGAAGATAGCAGGAAAAAGGTCGAGAAATTGCTGGAAACTATTGAAGAAGACCCAGATCGACTGTGATATTTCCAAATATGGGATGTTATTTTTAATCGAAACAAAATTTTTAGACTCTTACTAAAATAATAAATTAATCTCTGTGATTCCTAAAAAACTAAAATATTTCCCTTGGATGTCGAGGGAAGCAATAAAAAAATCTAAAGCTTTAGGTTCCATCAGGAATTCAATCACATCTGGAGGTGGAAATTTAGCTGGTTACCTTGGCGAAATAGCTCTAGCTAGACACCTAAAAGCAGATAATATTTCTTGCGATGAGGGTAATGAAAAGTATAATTACGATTTATTAAAGAGTGGAAAAAAGATTGAGGTTAAAACCAAGAGGAGGACGAGAGACGTTGAAGGTCATTACGAAGTCTCTATCGCTGCAACCAGCAAGCATCAAAAAACAGATGTTTACGCTTTTATTTCGATCACCTTTGATAGAAAAGAGGGAAAAGGTAGAAACGCCACTTATCACAAAATTAAATCAATTTGGTTGTGTGGTTACATGGCTCAAGACGAATACTTTAAGAAGGCTAAGTATATGCGTAAGGGGCAGATAGATATATCAAATGGTTTTAGAGTTCACGCAAACATGTATAACATGCCTATAAGCGAATTAAAAAGTAATATTAATGAAACGTAAAATAGAAGAACTAATTATTCTTTTGGGGTCTATTGTTATTGGTGTTCCACTAGGATTGATTGTTGGGTTAGTCTGCTGGTTCAAGTTCCCATTTGAAATATATACCACTGCTAGAATTGATTTAGCTAAAAGAAGAGTAAGGGAAGCTGAAGAACTAATCAAAGAATACGAAAAAGAAAATTCATCTGAAGGAATGTGGGATAGGCACATAGAGCGAATCAAATCAAAAGAAAATAATTATGACAACTGAAGAGCTATTAAAACTTCATAAAGATACCTGCGAAACTTGTAGGGATATTATGAGACAAAAAAATAACGATTATACTGGAGGGAAGACTTCGAAAGACCCTTTCGCTAATTTTAACGCTGCATCCGTTCTAGGTATTGATCCAGTGCAAGGCTTACTGCTTAGAGTAATCGATAAGATTCAAAGGATTAGGTCTTTTACAAATGACAAGGAGTTGAAGGTATCAAATGAGAGTGTCGAAGATGCTTGCGATGATATTGTTAATTATGCAATTTTAGCAAAGGCAATGCTTATGGAGGGAAGAAAAATTCATTCGTTTGAGTCTGGGGAATAAAAAATATTAAATATTCATTTGTTGGCACATAGCCCGTCCCCGTTTATTGTTTTGAGGGGGCGGGTTATTTGTTTGTAGATCCTTGCCTAAAACTCTGGTCTGGAAAATAATTCATATTTTAATCAAAAAAATGTTGACCTACCCAAACTCCAAGGTTAATCTACCTCCGTTATGAGTAATACACCAAAAAGAGGTCGTGGTCGCCCCAAGGGTTCGACCAGTTTCGTCAGCATTAAACTCGCTGATCTTATCAACAATCTTGGCCCCAATGCCAACGTATCAGTCAGTAAAAAGTGGCTTGATTCGGTTGGTATCGAGATCCAAGAGTCATCTGCTCCATCTATGGTTGTTTCCTCGATCACTGATGAGCCTGAAGCTGTAGAAACCATTCAATTCCAAATCCACTAAGTCATGTTTGAAAAACTTGTAGGTCAGAGTGAAGTCAAGGGTCGCCTTGGCTTCTACGCCAAAGCTCACAAGGCTGGCTCTATCATTCCACCCATCATGCTCAACGGAGCTAAAGGTTTGGGTAAGACTGAGTTCGCAAAGGAATTTGCTAGCGGAATCGAAAGAAAACTTCTTGAGATTAACTGCGGGACAATCCGCAATGCTCAACAGTTTTTTGAACAGGTCTTCATGCCAGCTATCGCTGGAGAGGAGATCACTGTTCTTTTTGATGAGTGCCATGCCTTACCTAAAGATTTGGTTGAAGTGTTCTTGACGGTATTCAATAGCGAGGGAGCTAAGAGTAAGCAGGTTTCTATTGGAGACGGCTTCGCTACATTCGACTTCGTAAAGCAGAATTTCTTGTTTGCTACTACTGAACTCCACAAGATCTTCGATCCACTCAAGGATCGCATGACTATTGTAGATTTCAAGCCTTATGTAGCCAAGGAGCTTTCTCATATCATTCAGAAGAAGATTGATTGGGTTCAGTTCGACGGGGATGTTCTTGAGCAGATCGCTGAAACCGTTCGTGGCAATGCCCGTAGCGCAATCAAAAGAGCTTTGGAAATCAAAGCATTCTGCGAGATCAATAATAGTCCAAAGGTGGACGCAAAAGCTTGGCTCAAAATGAAACAAATCTTGGGGATCAAACCACATGGCCTAACCAACCTTGAAGTCCAGATCCTTGACGTTCTCAAATCCAACGGCCCTAGCTCTCTCCAGATGCTATCGGCTGTTACCGGGATGTCCCGCTCTGCCATCCAGCTTGATGCAGAGAACAACCTCCTTCGTAGCGGGTTCATGGAGATCGATGGTAAACGTAAGATCACAAGCAAGGGAACAAAGATGTTGAAGGAGTTAGCATGAAGTATGTAGTATCACAATGGGGAACTGGTCTATCAGTCGGAATGATTGGTAGGCCAGAGGAGGTGGAGCAAGATAAGAACTTGGCTCATAATATATTTGGGGCTAGATCATATGATGATGTGTTTAATGGGCGCATCAATTTTAGTAGTATTTTTTATTTTTATAAATTCTTACTCTATAAATATGCCCTCCCACACATGTTCGAACACGACTGCTCCCTTCGATCAGCGATCAAAGCTACCAAAGCATTAGCCAAGAACCACACCGTAATCAAAGAGAACTTCATGTTCCAGATAAGCAGATTACCCGTAGCCTATAATGTAGGATTATATAATGATGGGGACTTTGGGTATGAGTATGAAGATTGATAGTCGGGGCTGTGATATATAATATTGTTCATTTGTAATTACAAAATTCTTTTGTTTGTTACATATTGTAGTGCCGAACACTAAAACCACAACATATAGTATAGTTTTACGTCCATATACCTACTGCACCAACCCCCTCCCATCGTCGTCTACCCCTTATACCTACAACATAAACTACAATACATACATAACAACAATATAAGGGAGAATAATAGAGGGAATACTGGAGGAATGGGTGTTCAAATACTGGATGTGGATTACCCTTTTTAATTAAATAAAAATAATATAAATTCCACATACAATAGTTTTCCTTGATTCTAAAGGGTTTGCGGCCCTTTTGCTTGACGTAGCTGCCGCAGTGAGGTTGGTCTTTTTGCTTCGCTTCAGTAAACCCAAACAAAAAAAATTATAAAAAAAGTCAATTTCTGCACGGGGGTAAATACAAAAAGTTTTTAAAACTTTTACCTCACTGCACCAGCCACGTTAAAAAACAATAAAAAAAGTGCAGGTCGGGTGACATTTCGCAAATAATAGGCAGACCCAGATCGAATGAGATTGCCCAAATAATGCAGCGCCCCGAATAAACAAAATCAAAATCAAATAATGCCAGATCTAATCAAACGGCGTAAATAATGTGATTGCCCAGATCGCACAAAACAAACTAAATAAACCCAGATCAAATAAAACACCCCAAATAAGTGTGTGGTTAGCGGGGGCGACCACGTTCGATATTAGATTATCTCTGTAAGTCATTGAGTAGTAGGGAGTTACGGCGATCCGCGCCCCCGTCCTCCGTAACTCGCTGTCGATCAACGAGTTACGAGGATTTTATTTTTTAGTTATTATTCATACTTTTAAATCGCAAGGATGGATTGAGATTTTTACGACCTCGGATGTGTCATCTATCCAATTTTGGTGATCTAGCATACCACCCTTTCCCCTAAGAAGCTTCTTTTCATATTTTTTTCGGAGCTTGTTCCACTTAGCCTCGGCCTTTTCTCGAGTATCACAAGCAAAACTTTCAACATACTCGCTTTCAATGTCCCCGCAGGGGAGAATGTGATCCTCCCTGACATCGGCATAAAAGGCAGACTCGGACAGATACTCAGATTTTAATTGAACCTCATATTCAACTTTGTAATCGTTTGTTTTCATTTTTTTTAATCTATTAAGAATGTACCACCTCCAAACATCCCCTCTTGAGATTTAGCCTCTGCCTTCAAGATCATTGCAGCTCTCAAGTCGCGACCATCTTTTGTCGCAGGGCGAAAATCCAAAATCTTTTCTATTTGTTCCAGCTTCTGCC